GACGCGATCGTCGAGGCGCTCGTCGATCATGTGTTCGATTTCACTTTGATGCTCGTAGATGTCAAAGCCTTCCATGAGCAGGTCCGAGAAACGATCCGGCAAAGCCGACTCGATGCGAGACTCGATCAAGGCGTCGATCGGGTCACCCAGTACGATCATCAGGGCCTCGGCAAGACGGTCCTGATTGCGCTGCATGTCGGCAAGATTCGCGACGGCTGCTGCGCGGGCGTTCTCGGCCTCGTTGCGCTCGAGCACGGCGCGGGCAAGCTTGTTGTGCAGCTCCGCAATGTCGATGCCTTCGGAAATGCCGGTGTTTTCTGCTGTGTTTGTCATTGGTTTTCGTTCCCTATTCGCAAAGTATCATTTGATACTTTTTCACGTAATTTTTTTATATGGGATTTTCGCCAGTATGAAAAGCACAAAAAAAGGCCCGGGCACTGGGCCCGGGCAAGTTGCTCACACAGTGCCGGGGAAACCCGCCCCGGCTCGGGATCGATCAGGCCGTGACCTTGTCGAGGATCGCGCCTGCCTTCTTTTCGAGCTCGATGCGGTCGTCTTGGTGCGGGATATCCCGAGCAAGGGCTGTGATGCCCTGCGCGGCGTCCCATACGCTGGCAATGGGCCTGCCTTCTTCCTTCACGTGCCGGGCGGCGGCGGCGCGGCTGCGGGCCTTACTGAGCCCGGCCCGGCGGTGCAAAAATTCAAGGGCCTCGGCTTCATCGTCGGCAATCTTTGCCGCCTGCGCGGCCTTCACTCCTTCCATAAAGTCAAAGGTCGATCCATGCGCGAATGATTGCAGGGCCGGGGCGGCTTCCATGGCAAAACGATCCGGCGCGAATTTTGTGTGCCGAATCTTGATTTCCTGAAAATTCTCGACGCCCCAAAGGTTGCGGTTCATGCAAACACCGCGCAGATACATTGCCGCAATGCCTGCGGTCTTGCTGCCGGTCTCGCTGTTCCATGCGTAAAAGCCGCGAAACACAAGGTCAGGATCGCCGTTTTCAAGCTTGCCGATCTCGATCGGGCGGGTGTCGTCTACCAAGAAAACAAACATGTCCCGGTCACTGGCGAAAAGGGTGGTCGTTTCTTTTGTCACTGGCACAAACGGGTCATAAATTGCCCGGCCGTTTTCTGCGCCGGTCATCATGCCGGGATTCTTAAAACCCTGATCGACGGCCACGCGGCGAATGGTTTTCGCCATTTCATAGTCAAAAATCCGGCCATAATCCGGGCCGGTGGTGGCCCTGAGCTCGCCGCCCTCGGTGCCGTGCCCGTATGCCTTCACAAGGTCCCGGCTGCGATTATAGCGCAAGCCCCATTGCATGGCGTCGGCAGCGATGGGTGCCGGAAGGTCTCGCAGATACCCGGCGGGCGCTCCCGCCAAATTGGCAAGCTGATTAAACGACCAATTCGTCGGCTTGTTCAAATGCTCGCGCCCGTCTTCGTCGGTGTATTCGATCAGGATTTCGCCCCGGGTGGGGTTTGCTTCGTCGAGCTCGCCAATAACCTGCATTTTGTGGGTGTTCACAATTTTGCTGTTCATCTGGCGGGCGTCGGCTCTCTTGAAGTCGATTAGATCGTCGAGGCTTAAAAAGCGTTCATCCTCTGGGCGGTTCCACCAATTCGACGATACCGTGCTATTTCCGATCCCGTGGCGCAGGGCGTCGGTTTGATAAGCGCCGGTCACTGGGTCACTGTGTTTGTGACGGCCCAAGTCGGTCACGGTTCCGTTTTTGACAGTCAAACGGTCGGCGATGGGGTGGTTCGGTGTTTCGTATTGCATTGTTTATGCTCCCGTTAAAATGCGGCCCGGCTTGGGCCGTCTGGGTGTTGTCTCACATTATCCCAAAATACACAAGTAATTTTCCAAAAAATAAGCCCGCCAGATGGCGGGCCTATAAAGGGGGATCGGCTGCGGGTTCAAAACTCCCGCAATATCGGGTCGGTTCTGGCGTATCGGTTCAACGCCTCGATCAATCCGGGTTCGAGCTCTCGCAATAACGCAAGATTGTTTTCGTCCATTCTCGAAACCGAATCATGCAAGCCGTCTATCGCCCGGGCTAATGACTCGGCCCGGGTGTCGGCCATGCCGTGTTCAATCAATTTTTCAGAATATTTAACCATGGTTTTTTGCTCCCTTATCAAGGCCGATATCCCCGGCCACGTGGTGACGAATAACCGAGCCCGGGGGCAGGGTCTTAACAAAAGCCCGCAGGCGGTCCCCATCGGTTTCGGGCTGCTGCTGGTTCGCGGTGGCGGTCCAGTGCAAGGCAACATTGCCGCCCGCCGCATAGCATCCGCCCGGGTCATCTGTGGCTGCTTTTTTCTTGCTGGCCCCGTGCGCTGTAAACCCGATGATAAAATCGCGGTTTAAGCGAGCACATAAGGGGCCGTCCTTACCGCCGCAATTCCGGCAAGTTACCGCGTCGTTATATTCTGCCGGGCAACGGACCACCCGGACCGGCGGCGTCGGCATATCGTCCCGTTCTATTGAGGCATGTTTTCCGTTCTTCCAGAAACTATCCTTAACAACGGTGACAACGGGCGCGACGTTGTTTGAAATAACAGCATATGCCGAGGCCAAACTGTCGGCGCTGTAATTGATCACGGTTTTTTCCGAGCTCAATTTATGAGACCAGAAAAGCGGATGAAAGTGCGAATAAGTGAACGAAAAGCCGCGCCGGGGTTTTGCGTCCAGTACGGCGTCGAGGTAGTCAAAATCAATTTGTCCCTCACCGCACCCTGTGCCGCTGGGGTTTAACTCACAAGAGGCCGGGCATGTCCCAAACTTTTCCGAGCTCCCGGCCCGGTATGTAACGGCGCACCCGGCGGTCTTTTTCGCGGTGCTCATGGCGGTAGTTTTCAGCATCGTTATTGCTCCCGTAATAGATGCGATTTAACCCATAAATAAACTAAAGAAAAAGGCCCGTCAATATAGCGGGCCTTCTTTTTTATCTGCGGCGTTTTCTAGGCAACGGCCTGCGATTTATGCGGCGCTCATAACTGTCGTATTCTGGGCCATAAATTAAACGTCCGATCCAAGCAAATAGAAACATCAGGCAATCACCCATTTATCACGAATATCACCAACAACCCGGACGATTTTTTGCATCCGCTCGATTTTGTCGAAATCACTATCCTCGTTCATGTGGGTAGCGGCATTCGGATTATATTCAGGGTTATCCGGGTGGTTATGGATTTTCATCGGAGACAAAACACCCACGCCAGAAAACTGCCCTTTGCCTTGGACGTTTTGATCGAACACCTCAAACATGTGGATCATATCCGCCAGCGCCTTAATGGTGTTGCCAAGCCTCATTTGATCCCCGGCATATAGAACTTGCTTACTCATCGTTCCCTCCCTTTTTCTGATCCAATCCAGAAAAGAAAATCGTTATGTCGCCCTGTTCATCGAGCTCGCATTCGATCTGCTTGTAGGTGACCTCTGTTCCAGCAACGGCTTGATGTATTTTTTCAAAGAGCTGTTGTTCTGTCAGCGCAACCTTTTGCGGCATCACCTCCGCCCAGATATCACGATCAATGTTTTTGTGCAGCATATCATCGTAAACCCAAGACTCGTGATTTTGCAGATAGTCGAGGATGTCCTCCTCACAAGACAAAAAATCAGGGACCTTTACATCTACAAACCATTGTTGGCTCTCGGTCACCTTAACCCTCACTTCTGTCATTGCTGTCATCGCAATCTCCCGTGTTGCAGTCACATCCCCACTGATCAAACAGCGCCTCATCCCACGAACCGGCTTCTGTAAGCCCGCATTCGCAGTTCTCCTCGACTTGCTCTTCTGTCATCGCAATCTCCCGTTGTTACTTCGTCCCCCGTTTATATGGGATTATGTGGGAGATATCAAGTCAAAAATGGTGTCCCAGTGAAACGGCTGCTGGCACCTAAACAAAGGCTCGACCTTTTCGATGCCGTCCATCTTTAGATCAACCGCCGCGGCTGCCGGATACAAAAGACATTCCGACGGTTCGGTGGCTTTAGTCTGGCGCTTTATTAGAACCCAACAGCTAGCGTGTTGATGGCGAGATAACCAAGCGACCTGACTAGGCCGCAACGAAACAGCATTGCCGGTTATGTATTTGAGCTCGACCAGATGAAAGTCCCCGGCCTCGTCACATATCATCAGGTCAGGAATCCCGGCCCCGATGTAGTTCTCAATCCTCGTCAAAAGCAGCTTCCGTCTCGATCTCTGCGCTGCTTCCTTCACTTGCTTGTAAAAGCCTGCCTCTCGCTTTGTCGCGATTGGAGGCATTTTCATCGGGGGTGATGTCGATTGTGACCGGGGCATAGCTGTTCTTTATCTCCTCAAGAGCTTTCAAAACCTCGTCTTTGCTCATGCTGTCGATAGAACCATGACGGATTTCAGATTTGCTTACGTAGATGTCCCCTTGTGCCTGACCTCGCCGATACTCCGCTTGAACAGCCGCAGAATAAGCGCCGTTTTGCAAAGCAGTGTCCCGGATAAGCTGAAGGTCACGCAAATGTCGTTGGTAAGTCACGCCAAACTTTTCATCGAGCTCGCGGCGGTAAGCTTGGATCGCTGCCACCACGTGCGGAGAAATGTGCGGGTTGGTCAGCTCATACGCCCGGGTGTGAGCAGAGCCAACAGAATAGCCCGCGTTGATCGCCGCTTCTCTCAAAGTTATCTGACCGTCCTTGCTGACCAACTCTTTGACAAAGAGCTCCTGCTTTCGGGTCAGAGCAGATTGTGCTGTTACCGGGGGACGGCCCCGGGTCTCCATGGGTTTGCCGGTGAGCTTCGACGCTCTTTTTCTCGCCGCCATCGTTTCCTCAGTTAAAAAGGTCAACTCCCATCCTTTTTACAGTGGTTACTTATATAGAGCAAAAATATTTTTTTTGAAAAAGGCCCGCGACCCCCCTTTAAGGTCATTTCCCTCTGTAACTTTTTTTGGTGTTACACTTAAACTAAAAAGTTACATGCTTTGTTTTCTGTAATCCTTACTCAGTAACAGTTACAGAACACTGTAACTTTTGTAACAGATGTAACGGCATATTTTTTGTGTTTTTTATTTTTTCTAATTTTTTCCCTATATAAGGTTACATGTTACAAAAAGGGCCCCGCCGAAGCGGAGCCCTGTTGATTAGTGGTGCTGTTTTGCGAACTCCAGCATGTCTGTCAGCCGGGTCAGGACCTCGTCCAGACCGTGACAGTAGTGCTCGTCACACAGATGGTGTTGCATCTCAAACGCCTTTTCCTCAAGCTCGTTGCTCATGGAAACGTAATAGACGTTTGTTTTATCGACACGCCACTCTACCTCATAGCTGAAGCCGTACTGCGGGTTGTCTCGCAGTATCTTACGCACCCGGTAGGAATTACCCGTGTTCCGCGGCTTGCGGTCTGTGACATGTGTCTTCCACTTGTCTTTTGCCGCCTCTGGCATACGGTTCACCTCCCAGACATCTGTCACCCGGCACCGCCGTTTGACCCGTGGGTCGCGGATAGAGACGATTTCTCCAATCCGCCCGCAGGCATATTTGCGTCCGGAGATCAGTTGCCAGTGGTTACCGGCATTGACCAGAAAGACGCGGCCCGCGGACCGCAGGTCTTTGTTGGCTTTGAGCCAGCCCGCCAGAGTCGGTGATAGGTTGCCCGACCACTTGACCCCTTTGAGCTTGTAGCCCAGCGCCGACAGAGCGCCTGCCACCTCGTGGAGGTAAGTCCCGCGAACAGCTTTGCCGTTACGGTATCGGTTACGGATGAACGTCGCGACCTCACTGGTGTTCTTGCCAGTGATGAAGCTAACCACGGCGGGGCCGCAATAGCGGTTGTCCCGTGGGCCGCGGTTGATGGGGTGTAATTTAACAGGCATGGTTAGCCCTCCCGTGTTGGTTGAAGTTCCCGTTCTTCTATTCACTATGTCAAACAGCGTTGGCGGCTCGACTTACCGCTCTTCTTATTATTTTATTTTAAATCAGTGGGTTAGAACTTGTATCCCATATGCGACTTATCTTATACGATATGCGACAATATGCGTCAATAATTTGACACTTTAGGTGCGACACTATGTCACATGTACACGTATGGGATTATATGATATACTCTTATGTAAGGTAAATCTATACCTTCACAACTAAGGGAAAGGAAAACAATGTCTCTTAACTTGGATATACAGATTGACGGGTACTTTAGTGCCAGCTTCAAATGTGACGTTACCGGAAGGTCGTTCATCTTGGGAGAGGGACCGTTCGATAGCGGTTTAGTCTTCTACGAGGTGGGCGGAAGCGAAGGGAAGAAAAACCTTTATGACTACGATATCCCGCTGCTTACCTTCGGTCGAAACTACAAGACTAAACTTAGCACGATCTTAGCTAAGTGTATCCAGTGGTTCGATGAACGTGAGGAATTTCACACGGGCATCAGGATCAAGGGTAGGATTGTAGTTAACGATTAAAAAGCCAAGGGCCAGATCAATGATCTGGCCCTTTTGTTTGTTCGATCTCC